AGTAGATAAGGTAGCTCCCGGAGTGGAAACTTTAGTAGGCTCTCTCTTAGTAACAGTGGATTTAGGAATTTCAAAATCTCCACCCCGTTTCATTTTATCTATCAAAGCCTGTTTACTATCTTCACCATATAACTTAAACATACCCTGTAATTTAGGGAATGAAGAAGTAAATGAATCGAAGAAATCTATCAGCTTATCTTGGTCTGCTGTAATTCCGAATTGTTCAGAGGCTTCTATTTCACTAGCCAATCCAAAGAAATCTCTTAATGTAGTCATAACAGCTACTAATACTTCTATATCATCAAGCATATCAACATTAGTAATTGATTTAAATTTAATTTTTATATTACCTTCACTTACATAATATCCTTTATAGAATAAATGTTTATATATAATATTTCTTATACCATTACCAAAATTATTTTGTATATTTATAAGTTTTCTTGAATAAGCTGAATATACTTTTAACATCTCAGTTTTATTCAACATTTGGTCTCCGTAAGATAAATAGAATGAAGGAACTCCTATGGCTAAAGCAATATTCTTACGTATATCATTTATTCTATTATTTAAATCAGTATTATCGAAATCGAATCTTATTTGTTCAATATTACCTTTACTATCAGTCATTCTGGGTACAACTCTTATTCTTGAAGCTATATGTAAAATATCCGATATTGAGAAAGTATCTATATTCTCAGCATCAGCATTCATACTATTAAGTATGCCTTCATATTTATCTACTAAGTCAGATATATTATGAACATCAGTGTCTGGGTCTATATCTACAGATACTAATATAGGAGCTAAAACTCTTTTCAACTCTACTGCTAAACTTGTAGTTTCTAAAACATTTAGTTTCCTTAAAGAAGATAAAACTGGATAGATTATAGATTTACCTACTCTTATATTCTCAGGTATATTTTCAAAACCACTATTGGTATCTACTTTGACTCTTATTTTACTTCCGTCTAGTACAAAATGACTCAATTCGTTATTATCTAATAGTTGATAAATACCTTTTTTTCTATTAAATTTAAAATAAGAATCTAACTTCCTACCTCTATAAATAGCTAAATAATCTTCAGTATCACAATCATCAAGTATTTCTACTATGCCAGCTCCTTTAACTACATTAGTTTTTAAGAAATATTCACCTTGAAGCATCCAATCTTCTACAAAATCTCTAGCTAATCCTGCTAAATCTTGGTCAACTATAAATTTATCTATTTCATCTTGTATTTCATCATTTAATTTAGATTTTCTATCCTCTCCAGTATTGTATTCTACAGAAAGAAAAGAACTATCAGATATACTACTAAAAGCATCATCAACTAATACAGATATTAAAGTCTGAACTAACTCATTATCTTTAACATTTCTTAATTCTCTAAGTAAATTAGTTCTGCTTTCTAAAGTACCTCCTACCTGCTTTAAAATTTGACCTTTGACATCATAAGCGTTATAATCAGATAACCCTCCTAGTCCAGAGTTATATGTATTAGTCAAATCATAGCTCTTCCAACTATCTGGGGACATTTGATAATGACCAGTTAATCCTTTAGCTATTTGAGATAGTTGATTAGCTCCGTATGTATTTCCGCTAGGCGGAGTATTAAAACCAAAAGGCGACATTTAAAACCTCCAATATTTTCTAAATATAATATAAATCATTTTTAAAAGTTAAATTTTCTATCAATAGTTTCTTTAAATTTATTTTTCTTAGCTTGCTTTAACATATTTGCTATTTGATAAGAATCTGGAATAGAATCTTTATCGTATTTTTCAACAACACTTTTATAAACGTGATAATTATCTGTATAAACCTTAGAGTTAACACAAGCAAATAAAGCCCCTGCCAAAGCATCAGCTATATCTTTGGAACTATTTAACAAATGGTCAAATTTCTTATCATACTCACGTAATCCCAATAGTTCTTTTATGAGTAAATCATTTTTAACTCCTATTATACGTGAGGTATTAACTAACTCTTTAAGAGTATTATAAGGGTCTTTAGTTCTATCCACAGATAAATAGTTAGTTTCAGTTCCATGAAGTTTTAGGAATTGTCTTGTTACATCTCCTTGAAACATATCAGAAGTTACCATCTTTATAGGATAACCTAATTTTTTAATCAAAAATATAAAATCAATAACTTTAAATATATTTATCTCTTCACCTTTCTTAGCTTCTATGGCTACAGCAAAATCAACATAAAAAATCCTTTCGTTTTTAATTATCTTAGGAGAATTATAATTCTCCTGAGAAGGAGTAACTATATCTATATTTTCAGTTGCACTATAAACAGAGGCTAATCCAAATCTATCTTTTTTTGTAGCTATATCTAAATGGATAAAACGATAACTATGTGGATGTATTGGATTCTTAAAATAATCTAAATTTTTAACATAATTACTAAGTACATCTTGAGAATCTGAAAAAGACATCGTAACAATATCAGAAGTAAATCTATTTGGATTGATAAATAAATTATTTATCTGTTGTTTTGATTTAAATAGTGAAATATCAGCTTGTACTCTACGACCTGCAATATCTCTAATAGAACGAATAAGATTATCTTCAAATTCTCTTTTATGTTCCATAGGAACATCTATTATATTATTCTCCATATCTGGAGTTATATTAGTTTCATCATCTAATATTTGAGGGTCTCTTTTACCATCTCCCAAGAATAGTTTAAATTTATCCCCTAAATAATTAGCTCTTCCTTCATGAACTTCCCATCTAGGAATATTATCAAAATAAGCACCCCACGGATTAGTTTGTATTTTATCTATAGCTTCATTAAGATAATCCCTCTCATCTTTAGGAGATGATATTAACCATATTATTCCGGGAACTGCTTCTCCAAATGAAGGAAATCTAGACTTACGTCTATCTCTAACACCTATATGAAGCTCTCTTGCTTTTTCAGTAGGTTCTTTACTCATAGTATATGAAACTTCATCCATTACTGAAGAAAAAACTAATTTACCCAAAGCTTGTTGTAGACTAGAACCTGTATGTATTGTAATAAAATCACCAATACTAACACCTTCTTCAGTAACTGAAGTTCTTCCTTTAGGAACAGCTTTTATGTCTCTGAAAAAAGGGGAATTAGAAAAATAACCTAATAATTTAGTGAAAGCAACAGAAGAAGCCTGAGCGTGAGAAGGACCAAATAAAGACAAAGCAAACTTATCTGTGTTTGTCAACATATAATAATCAAAAGGATTCTTTAAACAAAGTAATTTATAAGCTTCATAAGCTAAAGAAATAGTTGCTATTGAAGAATTATGAGTAACGGTAAAATCTCCAAGTAAATATAAATGATTTCCGTCTAATTCAAAACCATAGTAGTCTCCCTCACCTAAAGGTTCTATATCAAATCCAGACCTTAATGGGTTCTTAAAATTACTTGTATCCTTCATCTTACGTCTTTGCAATATATTGGGAATCTCTGAAAGTTTTCCAGATACTTCTAAACTGAAATATTCTCCCTCAAAATTTAATCTTTTAATTTTTTTATTGTATTTATTAACTGAAACTTTAAAACCTAAAGACCTACAAAGGTAAGCATAATCATCTGCTAATCCTTTTAATTTAGTTACTATGCTTAGGTTAGCCCCCTTATTATAGACATAACCATCCGAATCCACTATTCCAGCTAAAAGTTTCAATCTGTTTTCTCTGGAATTTATTAAATATTCTTTAGGTATTCTTTTTTCTCCATTAACTAAAGAATTTCTTACATAAGTATTAAATTTATTATTTCCTTTTCCTCTACCAACAGATATTAAATATGACTTAGCCTCTGTATTTTCCTTATTAAAAATCCTCACCTTAAAACCATTATTTATACCATAGTTAGTCCAGACTTCAGCTACTTCATTATCTGCTGTAGTCAGTTGAAAACAATTCCTGTCTCCATCTCCCAACCACAAACCAAAAATATAAGGGTCTATAACTAAATTATTATTTTCTAAGAAAGTAACAGGTTTTCTGTAAAGTTTATTTATATGTTTGAATTGATTACATTGTTTTAAATAGTCTCTAATACTTATATTAGTTATTTTATCCTTAATATACTTTCTACCCTTATTAAAATTAGACTGAAGACTTAATATATGGGATTCGTTACATGTAAAAGGCTTTCCTCCCTTTTCAGGGATAATCCTAT